TGGATCTTACTTTTCTTTAGATCATTGGGCGCATAGTTTCTCCGTATGGAGAGGACTACTCGGCTGCCTTCTTCTACAGTTACAATGTAGGGCAATTTTATTCCTGTTGGTTCACCATTAGCACCAACCTCTTCGAAACCCTCTAGGTCAAGATTAACATGACACTCTAACAGAGTATACACAGGTTCCTGTCTACCTGTCTTTTTGGTTCCGTCTAATTCTTTTTCTTTTTTATCAAGATCATTCTTTTCGACATGACCTGGTGGTCCTAATTCTACATCTCTGTAGAAACCATTGACCTGTTGTTTTCTTAATTCGTTCTCTGATATTTTAATCGTGTGTATGACAGACTCTGCATCCTCGATGCTTGTTGCAGTATATGGCACAACTAATTCATCTGCTGGCACAAATTTTGATACTGCTCTGCCCATCGGCACATCGTAGTAGACTTTTTTAAATGTAGATCCTGCGAGTGGTAGATGAAATAACATAGAATCAAACTCTGCCTCGTATTCTTTCATCTGATCCATAATCAGATAATTCATAAAATCTTTTACACGAACCGCCTGTTGCTCTGTCTGTGGATTTTTTACACCTATGACCTGTGTTCTTACTGGTCCGTCTGCTGGTAATAATTCTTTGTATGCCTGTGCCTGAAACTGTGTTACTGCTTCAGCTAACACTGGGTGTGTTGCACCTGACGCTCCCTGAAATGGTTCTGTTCTATTCTCGTATTTAAAACCAAGTAAATCTAATCCTGTGATATAAGATTGTTCCCATTCTTTTCTTGACGCTTTGTAATCCATGTAGTTTTGAACCATCTCGTTTCCTACCGGTTCTAAAACATCATCAGGTAAAAGTTCTGCTAGATTATCAAAATGTGATTCTGTTCCTGGTACGTTGATTGCACCTGGTTCGTAGTCTAATGTTACACCACCATCCTCTTCTGGTATGACCTCGATCGGTCCTTTTTCTTCTAATGGTTCCTGAACAGCAACGTCTTGGATCTCCTCTTGTGAGGGGATCTTTTCTTGGTTTCTAGTGTTCGGGAGTCCTTTGTCTATTTCTGCCATTTAATACTCCTATAGTTTCTTAACACGTTTTAACAGACCTGGCAACCCTTGTGAGTTTGGTCCTTTTTCTGGTGGCGGTCCTGAGTCTACACCAGCTAATTTAGCAATACCACCGCCTGCTAGATTAGCGACTCCACCCGCGTCTGCTATCGCCTGCATCTGTTGATCTTGTTTTATAAAATCTTGCGCCTGTGGATATGTTATACCTAAATCTTGAATCGTCATACCTTGTGTTTTTAATATCTCATCAATCTCTTGTGGTGATGTAGTTGGAAAAGCCTGTTCCCTTTGTTGTTCTCTTTTTTTTAATCTCTGTGCATCAGCCTCTTTGCTTTGAGCCATGAGTGGGATACCAAAAATAGTTTTACCCATTCTCTCTCCACGTTTAGCCATCGCAAAGTCCTCACCTTTTGCAAATTCTTTTGCAAGTTCTGCTTCTTTATCAATCTGTAATTTAGGACCCAGAGCAAGATTAAAAAGAGAATCAGCAAATGCTGTTTTAAGTGGCACACCTGTCTGTAAGGTTTTATTTAATGCAATACCACCTTCTATTGCAAGTTCACTTGCGATTGCTAACGGACCTAAAGCATTTTTTACAAATCTACCTGCGGTAGCAGCCTTGTTAGTAAAATTTGTAAGCGTAGCTCTTGCGGCCTCATCTCCTTGTTTTGCTTTTTGAGTTAATTGATTTATGGATTTTTCATATGCTTGTGGATTATTACAATTTATTCCTTTTGATAAATTACAAACTATTTCACCATCTGGAAAATTTCTTTTTATAAAAGCAGCAAGACCTTTTATCTGTCCTGTCTTACCGGTTTCTGCTTGAGCTCTAACTATTTTTCTAAATTCTTTTTCTTGTTTTAAATTTAAAGTTGTTAAATCTACTGCATCTTTTGACACCGGCATGCCACCAACTTTTCTAATTATCATTGGTTCATTGCTTATTGGCAGACCATATTCATTTCTTGGCAGAGTAAATTGATTAAATCCAACATAACCTTTGTATTTTTTTGGTAACTTATCAATTGCACTATTTACAATTTTTTCTGCACTTTCATTAAGCTCATCAACACGTTTCATGTAATCTAATGCAAGTCCTTCTTGTTTAGCATTCATAGCTTCTAGAGCTAACCTATTATTTTTTCGAATGGCTTCTGATATTGCATTTAAAGGTTGATTATATTTAGTTCCTAACGCAGAGTTTATTCTTTGATTAATAATCATAACATCGTCTGTTGTTAATGGTACACCACCTGCAATCTGTCTTATGTGGTGATATTGAAATTTTTTTGTTCCTGCTGCTTTAGTGGGATCAGTTTCTTTCAAAGCTTTTTTTCTTACATCTTTTGATGCATAATCTTTTTGCGGATCTCTAACTCTTATTTGTTTAGGATTTTTTTTAAAATAATCTGCAACAAATTTTTCAGCTTCTTTTAAATTATCTGCACCCTGACCAGGTATTGTTACTTTATCTTGCCCTATAAAAGGTTTATATTTTTTTATTATTTCACCTGTTTTTTTATTTTTATAAGTAACTTCATTAATATTTTCTTTTATTCTTTTTGATTCTATTTTAACAAGTTCATCTGGTAAAAATTCAAGTTTAGCTTTTTTAACTTCTTTTATAGAGTCATAAAGTTTTTTCTGTCCTCCTCCCGCTTTAGCTGCCGTGTACTTAGGATTAGTGCCATCTTTATTTCGTATTTCAAATATTTGAGATCTGTCTCTTCCTTCTCCAACAAACTCACCTGTTGGAATCTTTATTCTTCCGGCATCAAACTCAACTGCTCCTTTCGGAACTTTAAAATCTATTAAACCTTCTGTATAATCTCTATTAGTTATGGGCGCTGCATCTATTGCAGCTTGTGCTTCTTTTTTAGTTTTAAAAACTTCTGTGCCACTTGGTAATTGAACTTTAAACTTATATGGTTTAGCGGCCTCTTTACTTGTAAAGTAAGTGTAGTTATCTATATTGGCTTGTGTAATAGGTCTAATTTCTTTATAAGCTGCTCTATCTAAATTAGATCCTCTTCCAAACCCGATCCGTCCACCATCAGCTTTTTTATTTGGGTAGTCACGATTAAATCTATTAAATAATTTTATCTGTTGAACTTCAAATTTATCTACTGGTTTTGCAACATCTGATGCAAATTTAACCTGATCTTTAATACCTGAACGAGTCAGGTAGTCCATCATCTGTCTGTATTCTTTTGGAGTCATTATTCTCCTAACATTCCAGCAATACCGCCTGATGCATAAGGATCATAGTCACCCTGTCTGTCGGTAACATATTGACTAGTTTCATCTCGATCACCTTCGTTTAATCTTCTAACTTTATCTTTTCGTTTTTTAATTTGTACAATTTCTTTCATGGTAGGTCCTTTGCCTGTTGCATACTGTTTTAATTTTGAAACATCGGATTCTAGTTCTCTGATACTAGAACCACTCATGCCTTCTCCCTCTAAAACAAAATCATCAGGACCATCGGCTCTACCAACTATACCTGATTCTGATACTTCAAATTCTGCTGCAGGATTTGGGTCACCCTCATCAGGTAACGGTTTTTTGTATTGCATTCCCACTGGTTCACCAAACATACTTTCATCACTCTCATACTCAACTCTTATAGCACCATCGTCCACGTCCTCTGTGACTCGGACAACGGAACCATCGTCGAGTGTTTTCTGGTGAATAGATTGTCTCTCAGCTGTTGCAAATCTTTTAGTGACGTCATCACCCTCGATAATGACTTTGTTGACCAACTGATCAAACCATTCTGGTTTACCAGGCACGTTATCTGTTTTGATTATCGGGACTTTCTTGACACCTGTGGCTAATTTTAATGGTTTAACAATCTTACCAATGATAGGTATGGACATAACACCGCCTAAGATTTTTAGAAAAGTTCTTCTGGTCATGCCATCTTTGAAACCAGTACGTCCACCTGTTGCATTAAGTTCTCTTGCCTTCTTACCACCAGTCTCCATATTCTTTAATACGTTCTCTAGTTGTAAGAGTCCTTCTTTTGTTATTATTGGTGAGTCATCAATAAGTCTCATGTTTTGAGCCGCTTCGGCCATATCTCTAGCTGCTTTTTCCGCTGCCTCTTCCGACATACCCATACCCTCCATCATCATTTTTTTAGTTCGAGGAATTATTGTGTATTCGGCCTCTTCTGCTATTCGTCTTCTAATTACATCGTCCTTTGCTTTCATCTCTTTTGCAACGTTTAAGGCTGCTTCGGTAAGACCTTTTCTCTTTTCTCTTTCTGTT